ATTTTTCATTCGATTCTGTCCCCCTTCTGGTATTCTAAAAGCCGGAACGCGTCCGGCTATGCTATTTTCATTTCTTCAAAAAATTTCTTGTTGACGTTCTGCCAGTCTTCCGGAATGAGTCCGGCGCTTTCGCGTATCTGTCTAAGTCTGTAAAGGTGGGCGCGCAGGTTCTTAACTCCGCACCATACGGAACAGGCGCCGCCGCTTCCTGCGCGTGGTATGCTGTAAACAATGCCATCATATGCCCACATGTCCCAACTTCCGGAGACTGCCAAAAATGTTCCCTTGCTTATGATCGTCTGTGCGTGATCCTTCCATAGATTCCCCATTTTATCAAAATCGTATTTCCTCATTTCTTCCCTTTCTGCCTTCGTTCCTCCGTGGCGGGCGGTTGTTATCTGTAGTCGTGTACTTCGTCATTCCATGCGATACTGCACGGGATAGAAGGTTGCGCCGTTCTAATCATATAAGTGCGGGTGGCTGCTGAACTGATCGCCGCAATTAATAGAGCTAAAATAATAACGTCAATTACCTTTTTCATGGTTTCAAGTCCTTTCTAGCGTTCCCAATATCGCTTTTCTATGTCTTTCTCAAAAATAGTGTTCTTCTTTTCCTTTTGGAGCTGTTCAAAGTCTTCTATAGCCTTCCGGCGTTCTTTTCCAGTGTATTTGATAGATTGTATTAGTTCTTCATGTCCGTCTGTCAGATTTACAGAATAGAAAAGAATGAAATAATAAACTTTATCTTGATATTTCTTTTCCCGGTATAGCTTTATTTTCTGCTTTGTCGGTGCTGTCTTGATAAAGTTGTATCTTTCGGTCAATGCGTTCTCGTATGCTTTCAGCTGCAAAATAACCCTTTCAAGCTGTTCAATGTCTTTTTGTGCCTTGTCGAAATAATGCAGTATGTCCGCTTCTGTGTGTAGCTTCTCCGGGTGCTGCTCGTAAATTCTTATTGTTTTCTCGCTCATTTCCTTGGTATAACTTCCGTAGCGTGTAAACAATTCCTTCAAGAGATTTTCAGACTTTTCAAGCGCGCAGGCGTCCATGTTAGGACACCCGCAACACGGTATTTTTTTAATACAGATATTACTCATGCTGTTTTTTCTCCTTTCAAGATTTCGGTTGGATCAACTCGGAAGATAAAAGCGTGTCTAAACTTGCTGTAATATCCGCCGCGATCCTTCATTGCTTTATTTTCTGCAAGATATTGTTCTCTTGTGAGTGTCTCGTTAATTCTTACAAGCCATAATTCTGAACCGTCGCGCGTGTCTTCGCCCTGCGTAATCTTGTAGCTGATGCCGTTCGTCTTTGCTTCGATCTGCTCCGGCTGTTGCTGTTCGTTCTTCTTGCTGGAAGTCTTGACGCTGTTTTTTTTGCTCTTAATTCTTGCCGTTTTCGGTACAATCTTAATTCCTGCGCCGTTATCCTGGCAGCATCCAAAATAATAGAAATCTACGTTAAAATAGTCGATCATTCCGTCACAATCTTCGTAATTGTAGGATTTTACAAATGCGTCAACGTCTTCAATAACTGCTTTCGTTACGTCATTCAGAATATATGCATAACAATTGTTTGACTCTTCAATAATTTTCTTCTTCTCGTCTGTTGATGAATTCAGAAAATCGCACTTTTTCTCTCCGTCCCAGTAGTACAGACGATTTGCAATTTCTGAAAAATCATCAAGTGACAGCTCGTCAAATGGCTTGTAAATCTCTACTGGGCTTTCCTTCAATTCAACGTGCAATTCCTGGCACATAGAAGCATATGACGTTCTAACACTGAACTTATAAGTTGGGTATTTCTCTTTTACATATGCCCGGACAATCTGAGCGACTTCTTTTAGTGTTCTATCCCAGCTGTGACGGCTTCCTTCCCATCCAAACTGTGTGTAAAACTGGCTTCGTGTGCTGTCTGCGGTTTCTTTGATCTCTTCGCCTGTCTCAACTTCCTTTTTATTCTTCCAGACTGTGAAAAGTGCGTCATACTCGACATTAATTTCTTTCATTGTCTCAACGTCTCCGCCGTTGTCCGGGTGATTCGCTTTCAATAATTTTTTATACTGATTCTTAAGATCGTCATAAGATTTAATAGATTTAAAAAATTTACTCATTGTCTTTTCCTTTTCGCCCTGATATAATGGGCTTACCTTTCTTTTTGATTGGTGCCGGTTCGCTTGTGGTAGGGTGTGCCGGCTTTTTTATTTTTGCGACTGCCTCAGGTTTTGCAATTAATCAGATCGCTTGCTTATGTCCTCATTGGCTTGAGTGGTTCAGGGCGTCCGGTTGTTTGTCCTGTGTGGCTGTTGCTGTATCTTGTTTACAGTTATTATAATACATTATATTAGGCACAAATGCAATAGACATATTATACAAATATTAGGCACAAATACAATAGCGTTTTTGTCTATTGTTTATTAAGCACAAATAAGCATTGAAAATAAGGCGTTAATATACTATAATGAAAGAAAATAGGAAGGGAGCTAGAAAGATGCCAGAATATACAGAGAAGCAGAAAGAACAACGTAGAAAAGCAGTTGCGGAATATATGAAAACAGTTGATCGCGTCAATTGCCAGTTTCCACTTGGAACGAAAGAAAGAATAAAAGAGCTTACCGGGAAAAGCTGCAACGCCTTTATAAAAGAAACAATATTAAAAGAACTGGATAAAATAGAAAGAAAGAAAGCAAAAGCGAATTAAGCACAAATATTTCTATATACATGTATTGACATTAGGCACAAATAAATATATAATAATACTTGTAAGGAGCACAGCTTACAAGTCACCAGTGAGAACTGGAGAAAGGAGAAAGCATGGAAGATATGACAATGACAGAAATAGCGAGACTGATCGAAGGTCTTAGATCAGCCGGATGGGAAGAAAAGAAAATCAATGATTTCTTGCTCTACATCGAAAGCGGATCAGAAGAATTCAAACCGAAAGAAGAAAAATAAAAGCAGATCAGACACAAAAAAATAGGGCGGTCTTGTACCGCTCTATGGAAATAGATTCCAGAAGAAAGAGGGAAGAAAAATGATTAACGTAAATGCATGGACTTCATACAGCGAAAAGATCGGGAATGAATATTATTTCGTTACGGTGGACGGTTATAAAAATTATAGAGTTGAGATCACAAAGGGAAATAAAATAGACTCTAAGTTCTGCACTTATGGAAGTATTGAGGACGTTGAAAAGATGTTAGAAGAAGCAAGAGAAAAAGCAGGCGTAACGGTTCCAGATGTTCAAGAAAGTTGGAAGTTAGAGAATGATATATACGGAATCTAAAAGAGAAAAAGCGTAGCCCAAAAAGCTACGCTGTTCTCCCGTTTGCATACGTTCCCATATGTTTTTCAACTCAACGTTCAGCCATTGATCTGAACGACTCCGCATAGAATCATGGTCTATCTGGAATCAACAAATGTTGATAGTTATATTATAGCTTATATTTTTAAAAAGTCAACAGCCTCCCAGGGCTGTCTTTTTTGCGTCTTCCAGCGTTGTATCATGTGTGTACATTTATGCTCGGTATACCAGTTTGTAACCGTTTGGTATACCGTTTGGAAACCCAGAGAAGAATAGAAAAGAGAAGAGAAGAAAAGAAAAAGAAATATACAAGAAAAAACCTTGCGGTTTTGTTCTTCTTGGGACTGTTTTTTTCTTCCGGTTTGCCGTTCTTGCTCTCCAGCTCCTATGATATCTTTCTAAGTCGCTTATGAATTTATGGGCGCCGTGATTCGCTCACACGGGCGAAAAAATAAATTGACATACGCGGAAAATAAATATATAATTGAGTCATTAAGAAACACAGAGAAAATTGATAAGGAAGTAGCTAACAACCTGATCGGATTAGATCGGGCGTGGCTGCTTCCTTTTTTTCGTTACTGGGAGGTGATCAGAATGCAGAAAATGGAACGCGTAGAAGGACAAGAGCTAAATACAACAGAACAGAAAACAGAAGTATACACAGACAGAATACAAGAATCTATAGCTAATTACTGCATAGATCACGATATAGACATGAAAGATATATATACATTCGATCAACAGAGATGGAACAGTGTATTGCTATATATTTACAGATCAGTATTTAAGCCATGTAAAACTGACGGAATAGTTAGAAGATACAATGAAAAAAGTAATATAGATTATAGCAATAGAGAATTAATCGATAATGTATGTGATATATATATAGCTATGTGTTATGAGTATTCAAAAGAAGTATCAGTTATGGGATTTAGTAAAATGACTGGAATACATATAGACACGTTGTATCAGTGGGTTAATAATCCGGAAATTGAACGCGGTTCGTCCGAGGTAACGAAAAAGTTGCAAGCTGAAAGAGAGGAATCTCTGAGTAATAAATTAGCATCCGGGAAAGGCAATCCGGTTGGCATTCTTGGCATACTCAACAGGCATTATGGTTGGAATATGGGGCAGCCGAGAGGGCAGACAGCAGCGCAGAAAGCTCCTGATCTTCCAGGGATTGCGGAAAAGTACGGCGTGACCGATGCAATAGGACAAAAAGAGCCAGCTCGACAGCTTCCAAAGTTTCCAGATTTGCCGGATGCCGATTGATCTTTTTTAATATCAATCAATTAAAACTATTATTTTCACAAGATATAGTACAATAAAGCGTACAGACGCAAGATATTGTGTATTAGCTATATAACAAATTGCTATTTGTCGTATAGATACATATGTTCGAATCATTGGGAGGGCAGGACACCGGATGGAAGTATCCGTTGCGGTTTAGGCTTTAAGATGCCCGGGTGGGGGTCGTGAGAGCAAGGTCCCCCGGTACATACCTCACCCCCTCAAGCAAATTTTTTTCAAAAAAGCCTTATTTTACATGGTAGGAGATTAGCTATGAAAGTATATGTGATTACTTCCGGAGAGTATTCGGATTATTGCATAAATGCAGTTGCATTAACCATAGAGAAAGCTGAACAGATATGTGCAATGCTGAATGGTTCAAATGGATATCGTAGTGACACGGCTACAATTGATGAATATGACACGGATGAAATACAATGCGAGTCCAATGAGGATGTTGTATTCTGCTATGAAGCAGGGTTTGATTACAAAACATTGAAAAACACATATTGGTGCGACCCATTTTATTCATTTGGTAGAAATGAAATTATTTCGTGTCGCGAGCACATGATCGAAATAACTGCCACATTTCCAAAAGACATGCCTCAGGAAAAGGTTCAAAAAATCATGTGCGACAGAGTGGCTAAGTGGAAAGCAGAGAAAGAATGTTTGTAGGAAGTCAGGTATCATGGAATACACGATAGAACATTTAAAAGCAACAGTAGAATCTACCGGTCAGACTGTTACTGGAAGATTGATATTCACTCAAGTGCTTCTTCGACATCAGATAGTGCAATATTCACCGGATATTAACAGAAAAATGTCTAAGATGGCTTGGATTCCTCGGTTTGAGTGTAACGAACCACTGGAAATCATAGATGACAAGTTTACGAAAGTAGTTGTTCCGAAGATTGGCTTTTGGTTCAACGCTTATGTAGGTTGCAAGATGCTGATAGGTGCAGAAGAGATAGGCGAACTACCCGGATTTGTTAAGGAGGTATTTAAAGATGCTGATTTATGACGGAGTTAAACCAATTCGACCGGAATACCGTGTTGTCACAGATGATGCGACGTATTGCGTAGAGGCTTATTGTTGCGAGATTGATCAGGATGATGGGATTATTATTTTCAACAACAAAGATTCAGTCCAAGCCATGTTCAGACTTGATGATGTGAAAACACTTTGGAGGGTTGTTTGATGGGTAATAAAGAAATAATTGAAGCAGTTAGAATGTTTTATAGCGTTTATTTAGAGTTTTACAAGAAATGTGGAGATCGGAATACTGCAATTCAGCTGACATGTGCATTGTGCGGCGTGAAAGTTCCTGAATTAGAAACATTTTCGTTTTTGTTGGGTGGTAGTGGACGCAAGAGGAATAAATGATGGGCGAGAAAGATAAGAGAAGATATTCGAATGGTGGCTTTCCACCAACGGGGAAACTTTATATCCAACAGGATTCATATTTAATCTGTGATGATATAGTCGAAGAATTGGCAACAATACCAACTTCAATACTAAAACAGAAAATGAGAAACATAGACAACTTATTGGACGCATCTTCGGTTTTCTATGGAACATTTGGAACATTTAATGTAAACACTTTGCCATGTTACACGATTGGTTCAAATAACTGGCGAAAATATCACGGTTTGCCAATGAGGAGAAGAAAATGGTTACGGTAAATATTCTTGGAACTGAATATAAAGTGATTAGGGAGCCATTCAAAGATAAAGATAGCGATGGTTATTGTGACTATACATCAAGAGAAATTAAAATCAGAGATGATAACGTGAATGAAGTTGGAGATTTTGACGAACTGATGCGAAAGCAGCTACGTCATGAAATTATACATGCTTTTCTTGCTGAAAGTGGACTGCAAGCGAATTATGAACACTACAGACAATTTGGACACGATGAAACGCTTGTTGACTGGTTCGCAATACAGTTTCCGAAGATGATAAAAGCTTTTGAGAGTGTGAATGCGCTTTAGGAGAATGTGCGATGGGTGAGAAAGATGAAAATTGCAGACATGTTCTTATAACATCTGACGGATTGGTGCGAAGAATGTTAATTGTTGACGATTTGATTCATGATCTTTCTGAAAAACTTGTTGATGATGCTGGTATGGAAATAGGCAGCGGAGAAAATGTTAATGAATTTAAAGTATCGCTAAGTTTCAATGTAGATTCTTTGAAAAATACATTTACTTGGAAATTGCTATTCGGTTCAAATAATTGGCGTAAACTTCATGGAATTAATATGCGGAGGAAGAAATGTTTAAGATAATAAGGCAGCTGTTTTGTAAGCATGAGCGAACCGTCCATGCAAATACTGATTTAGTCTTGCAATCAGATGGTTCATGGAAAACAGAGCATACGTGGAGGTGTGAACGATGCGGAAAGAAAATAAAGCGAAAATAAGACATTGGCTTGCGGGAATTACGCTCATAGCTTTCACTTTGCTTGCCGGATATGTTGGAGTTGGAAAGATGTTTATAGGAGCTATATTTGCTCTTCTGAGTGCGCTAGATGCTCACGCAATGACTTGGGTTCTTGGCGGAACAATCTTCTTCCAGTGTATCTACGGATTGTTTGTAGCGTGTTGTATATGGCTCATAGGCTTCATATCGTTTCCATTGATATGGGGTGAAGACGATTAGTCAGTAAAGACTATAAAATCTAGTGCAACGCACGGCACGATAAATATTGTTGCTAACCGTCAGATGGCGGTTAAAGGAATTGTAGTCCAACTGGTAGAACGCTGATCGCGACAGAAACGAGGGTTCGAGTCCTTCCGATTCCTAGAGGTGAAAATCAACCCAGTATCTTTGCGGAGAACTGGCAGTGAAAGGCTGTAACCTTTTTTGATTTTATATTTATGGCGGTTTGGCAGACCGCTAAATAGGCCGTATTCCCATAATGGTATTGGAGCTGGTTGCTAACTAGTCAGTCGAAAACGACTTGGAGGTTCGAATCCTTCATACGGCGTTTGCAGATGAGTGGAACGGAATACCACGCAAGAGTCATGATCTTGAAATAGTCGGTTCGACTCCGGCATCTGCTATTTCTGAGCTTCGCGGTTCTCAGATAAATATTTTTTCGGACTCCCCACCCTGAATCAAAATATAAAAACCGCGATATGCTATCATAGCTCAAATGGATAGAGCAGTTGATTACGAATCAACAGGTTTTCGGTTCGAATCCGAACGGTAGCTTTCTCCGGAACTCGGAGAGAAATCTTTTTCATAACTTTTCCTTACTACTGTGTAGTTGGAAGCCGTATAGCTTAATGGTAAAGCGTTCATTCTACCCCTACCCAAGTGAAAGATTGAGGTTCGAATCCTTATGCGGTTATTTTCAAATATGATTACCTCGGTGAAGAGTGATTTTTCAGTCATGCCGAGATGCAATGGTGACGAGATAGGCTTGTTCGAGATATTGGATAAGCTGATTCTTTCCACTGGGAGTGATTCCATTGGTGAAGACGGAAACCGTCAACAATGCCTTGCAGTGTATCATCATAGAGAAGTCAAATGCAGAATCCTTGTGGTCTGCGGTGCAGAAATAATCCAGTGATGTGAGTGGTGTGAGAGACTACGGACTAACTGGAAATTCTCAATAAGCTGATTTGCCTTGAATCTGAGAAATCGGAGTATAACACAAGAAATTCGTTAAAGTAGCGGTATGGCAAGTTGATGAAAATAAAGCGAATAGGTGTAAGATGCAACTATGATATTCTGAAAGAACCGTGAAATTTGTGGGTATCAATCCCATGTGTGCTTATACAGTGGTAGGAAGCCAAGAGTCGCTCTCAGAAGCTCAGACCTATCATCACAGTGGCAGAATATGACTTTTACCATGATTGAATAAGGTGAAGACCTAATTGTGTTTGAAAAAATGTAACAGACGGATTTTAGCTGCGGAGTTCCGTCAAAATAGAGAAATAATAATTCCTATTTTTGCACGAGTAGTGAGAAACCATTTTTGGTCACAGTGTTTTTAAATTTTACGTTGTACTGTCTAAAAGAACCGTAGCAGAGGTGGTTTGATTACTGTCCACCTGCTCACGAAATGTAGCTTAACTGGTAAAGCACCAACGCAAGAGTTGGAGATTCAGGTCCGAGTCCTGACTTTTCGATTAAATGAAACAAGTTAATATGATTTTAGATAACGAGGAGAACTAACATGAAAGATGTAAAACAGCTAACCGTAACAGCTGGAAAAACAGCAACATTCGATATGGAATTACAGAGAACTAGCTTCTTGGTAAAGAACTTTACGGAAGGAAAAATCAAAGTGTTTCTAGGAGAGAATAACACTTATTCGGTGATTGACGCTGGATGCTTTGAGCATGTGTTTAACAACATTCCTAACGGGGAAATTATTGCAGAAGCGACAACTCAAGTCAAAGTAACAGCAGATGTTGACGGACTTGTAGAGGTTGCAAGTGTAGATTAGGAGCGATCTATGAAGAAATGTATTGATTATGGAAAAATGAATCGCATTACTGCGAATGGAATGTACGGAAGGCTTTCCGAACTGTCAAAAGTGGAAGAGAGTGCGTGGAAAGACATTAATAACGATTCCATACTAGATTCAAGTAACGAAGAAATTGTACTAAGGAGAAATGAACGATGACATTTAAAGAAGCATTTGAAGCAATGAAACATGGGGCAAAGGTAAAACTTCCATCATGGGCTGGGTATTGGTTCTGGTGTATTCCGGCACAGTCAATTCTGATGCATACGAAAGATGGTAAGGACATTGATGTTCGTAGAACTGAGTGCGTAGATTATACGTTTTCCAATATTTGTTCCGATGAATGGATTTTTGCGGATGACACGAACTGTCCAGCACTTGGAGGCATGAATACATTTTCATTTCACGAAGCTATGAAGCAGGTGAAGAACAAGAAACGTGTAAGACGATTGACGTTTGAGCCAGACATGTTCTTACAACTTGCACACGCCACTTTCGGAGCTTGCCTTGATGGTAGAAGGGAAGACAAATTTAATAGCAACGAATACTCAATCATAAAAGCATGTGAATCTAAAAATGATTCTTATTACACAAAATGTGAGCAGTATGTTCCGACACAGGCAGATATGCTTGCAGAAGATTGGACGTTTGCAGAGTAGGAGGATTAATCATGAAGAAAGCAATGTTAAGTCAGCCAATGGCTGGAAAGACTGATGAAGAAATCGCAGCAACAAGAGAGAAAGCGATTAAGGTTCTTGAAGAAAAAGGATATGAGGTTGTGAATACTCTTTTCACAGATGAGTGGTACAGCAATGAATCCATGAAAGAACGTGGAGTAGTTCAGATTCCATTATGTTTCCTTGCTAAGTCGTTAGAGAATATGTCTCTGTGTCATGCAGCGTACTTCTGTAAAGGCTGGGAAAATGCAAGAGGATGCAAGATTGAGCATGATGCTGCGGTTGCTTATGGTTTGGATATTATTTATGAGGAGGCTTAATCATGATTATCACAGGAATGAATCACTTTCAGAGTGTATGTAAAAAGAAACTTGTTGAATGGTACAACAATAATGGACATGCAGATACACCACAGACACCACCGATCGACTTAAGTAACGTATTTATCGTTTGGTCATGTAAGTCTTTGCAGAATTACAAGTGCCTTGCATCAACTACAGTCAGTGGTGATGGAATCTATGCAGAGTACACATACAATGGAGATAAACAGGAACTGTATGAAGATGTGTACAGAAAGATTACAAACACCTGTCATACGGAGGAATAGGTAGATGAAAAGTAATTGGAAAGTAGCTTTAATTGCATTGGGTGGCGTTGTTGCTGTAGCTCTGATGTGTGTATTTGGAGTATACAGCTCACAGAATAGGGCTATTGCAATGGAAGAGCAAGTAAAAACGGCACAGTCGGATATTAAGGTGCAGGAAAAACGAAGAGTTGACCTTGTGTATAATCTTGCGGATTGCGTGAAACAGTATGATTCACATGAGGCAGAAACATTGAAAGCCGTTGTCGATGGAAGAGGGCAGACTGGGAATATTGAGAATGTCACTACAGCTATTACGGCAGTAAGTGAAGCATATCCAGAGTTGAAGTCGAATGAAAATTACAAGCAGCTAATGAACGAGCTGTCGATCACAGAAAATATGATTGCTGAATATCGAAGTAACTTCAATAAACAGGTGAAGCAGTACAATCGTTACGTACGTAAATTTCCGACAAGTATTTTCTTGAATATGACTGGATATGAGAAACAGTCTTATTCTTACCTTGAATACGATGTATCAGAAGATGCACCACAAGATTTGTTCGGAGATAAATAAATGGAGATTACGAAGCGTGAAGTCTTAACGAGTGTATCTATCGTGGCTGTAATGCTTTTGATTGGATTTCTTGTATCAGGCAAGATTCAAAACAGTATTATGGATAATAATGAAAGATACAATAAGGCTGTTAAGATTGAGGATGAAGAACTTTTCCGATATGGGATGGACACAAACGTTGGGGATGCTTTTGTGTATGGTGATTTAGAAGCTGTTGATACAGTGACTTTCCCTGAAATCGGTGGAGAATATATGTATGCTGAGAAAGTTGAAGAACACTACAACATGCATACTAGAACATATACAACCACTGATGGAAAAGGTCACACAACGACTCATACAGAGATTTACTGGTCATGGGATTACGCTGGTAGTGAGAGCAAACAATGTAAAGAAGTATCATTCTGCTGTGTAGTATTTGATAGTGGTAAAATAAAACTTCCAGATGCAGACTATATTGATACAATTAAAGAATCGAGTCGCGTGAGATACAAGTATTATGGTACTGGAACAAGATTCAAAGGAACAATTTTTACAGAATTAAAAGACAAAACAATATCAGATAATACACATTTTTATCAGGATAGAACTATAGATGAAACCGTTGAGCATTTAGAATCAAAAGAAGTGTTTTGGCAAGTTTTATTTTGGATTTTCTGGATTGGATTGATTGGAGCTGCTGCATATGGATTTTATTATTTGGATAATGAGTGGTTAGAGTAATGGAACAGATAAAAGAAAATTGGTATTACTGTCCACATGGTCACAAGACTGGTCAGAGAGTGGAAGTGAATTCCAATATTGAGAATGCGCCGATATGGTGTAAACACTGTAAGAAAGCGTATTATCCAGTGATTAAGGATGGAAAGATAAGACGATGAGTACGTATAAAACTTTTAGTCTGTACTTGGAAGAATATTGTGATGGGTGCAGGGATTTTGAAGCCGATATTGAAAAGATAGACGTTAGCACATTTGGGGGAAAATCATGTCTTACAGATATTCGTTGTAAAAATGCGGTCAGATGTAGAAAAATGTATGAACATATTGTTCAGCAATCAAGGATGTGATGATTAATGGGAAAGAAAAAACTTAAAAGAAAAATTGCCAATCTTGAAGGTGGTATGAGTTCTTTATTGATTGAAAATGAAAAGCTAAGAAATATTATTTCTGGAATGCAATCATACGTGAAATCTTACTGGGGAGCTGAAATTAAAATCATTGATCAGAATGGAATTGTTGAAATTAAAGAATAATTAGAGCCAGAGCCTAAGAGCCAGAGCCGATATTTGTGAGAAATTGCAGATATTGGCTCTTTTTTATTTTGGAGGAAATTGATTAAGTGATATCAGGTCGTAACAAAAGAATTATAAACGCAATAAAGAAAAAGCCTGTGTGCTGCGAAACTCTGCGTGACCTTTTCGATATGGCAAGAGCTGTATACAAAGAGGATAATGCAGAGCTTTCTTACTGTCTGAAAATCACTAGCTATATAAAACAGGTTATTCCACTTCTCGAGAAGTCAGATGCATTGAATAGCTTATACTGGGATGTTCTTTTATGGGAAGCTCCAAACCGATTTGAGAGTTTCTTGCTGTATATGGAGAAGAACAGGCCGTACAAAAAGAAATTCTACGAACCTAGAATGAATCCGCTTAGCATTGTTGCTCAAGATTTACAGGACTTGGAAGATGGCAAATATGACTTCTATGGATTGTCTATGCCGCCCCGTGTAGGTAAGAGTACGATTTGTATTTTCTTCTATGCATGGATAATCGGTAAGCGTCCATCAAGCCATAATGCCATGAGTGGTCACAGTGGTATTCTTGCAGATAGATTCCATAATGACTTGATTAAGCTAACAGAAAATGAAGAGTATACATTCCATGAAATTTTCCCAGATGTTCAGCTCGTAAGTAAATCATCAGAAAAAAATGAACTGTATTACGATGCAGTTGAAAGTTTTGCAACTACAACTTGCCGTGGTATTGATGGTACATGGACTGGTGCTGTAGATATTAGTGAAGATGGATATCTTTACGTGGATGACTTGGTGCGTGATCGTAAAGAATCTCTAAGTTTAAAGCGTTTGGAAGGAAGGTATCAAGATTATCTAAACATCCTTGTTGACCGTAAAAACGATGGTTCAAAAGAGTTGATGGTTGGTACGCGATGGAATGTAGCTGACCCTCTTGGAAGAATCGAAAAACAATATAAGAATAATCCTAGATACAAATTCAGAAAACTTCCGGCACTTAATGAAAAAGGGGAATCCAACTTTGATTATCCGGTAAAAGGATTTTCAACGAAATACTATCATAATATGCGTGACAGACTTGATAAGAACGAGTGGATGGCTAAATTTATGCAGACTCCATTTGTTCGTGAAGGATTATTATTCCCGGCAGACGAATTAAGATACTACAATGGCATACTGCCAGAAGGTGACCATAGAGTCGTTGGCGCATGTGATGTTGCGTGGGGTGGTGGAGACAGCCTCTCAATGCCTATCGGTTATGAATATCCAAATGGAGATGTGTACATTCCTTCATGGATTTTCAATAAAGGCAAGAAAGAAGTTACGATTCCTCTTGTTACTGGAAAAATCATAGGAGAAAAGCTTACGGAAATACAGTTCGAAGCGAACAATGGTGGAGATATGTATTCAGACAGGGTAAGCACAGAACTAGAAAAGCATAATTACCATTGCAGCTGCTCTTATAAAAAAGCTCCGGGGAACATGGAGAAAATGACTAAGATGGTTGCGTATTCCGGTGATGTAAAGAAACATTTCATATTCTTGGATCCGGAACACCAAGACCAAGAATACAGTGATGCAATGGATGAATTGAATATGACTGTACAGATTGGTGATAACGAACATGACGATGCCGGAGATGGGATCACTCAGTTAGCAATGAAAATTTATGGAGATATTGACGGACCAGCATCAATCATTCAAAGTCCAGTTTAAGGAGGACAACATGAAAATCACTAGAAGAGATATTGCAAACTACAGATTACTTGGAATCCTTCTCGACAAGGACAGGAGAAAGCTACAGAAGTATGTTGAGAAAAGACCTTCTTGTTATTCCGGCAAGGTATATGGCTCAAATCCGCAGTTTCCGTATGAGCCGAGAGGATTCACCATTGGTGGTTGCTCAGAACATGAACAGGTAAAAATGAAAGAGTGGGAAGAGAATTGTCGCATCATGGAAGAGCGGATTAAGACAGATATAGAATATCTGCATAAGCTGGAAATGGAAATTGATAAAGTGATTGCAGATTGCAAGGACATTGAGGATAAAGCAATTCTTGAGTTTACGAAAGATGGAATGTCTCAACAGGAGATTGCGTTAAAGCTGCGTATCGACCAGTCATTGGTATCGAGAAGAATAAAAAAATACGTTTCCGACTGAATTTGCATAAAATTCATAAAATACAGGGGTATAATTATAATCGAAGAAATTGTAATTCGTTCATTTTTTCAAGGATTGAGTCTTGCGTGGCGCTATCACGCGAGGCTCTTTCTTTTTACACAAAGGTAGGTGAATTCGGTGTCCGAGGACAATAAAGCATATGTATATCCTGAATTAACTGGCAGACGCCGGATTTATTCAGACGTAGATGAGATCACAATAGATAATATTTTTGAAGTGCTTGAGAAAGCTATGGTAGTTCACATGAAGAACGCCAATGAAATGACACTTCTCATGAGATACGAGAAAGGTGTTCAGCCACTTGTCAGAGAAAAGATTATCCGCAAGGAAGTAAACATCAAGGTTTCTGACAATATCGCAAATCAGATTACAGAGTTTAAACTTGGATATGTATGGGGGCAACCGATTACATACGTCCAGCGTGGAAATAAGGATCTGAAAAATTCTACAAATACAGAGAATGAGACTCAGGACGATGGAATTTCAATGTTGAATGAGCTGAATGATTCAGAATATGCCTTTTCAAAAGACCAAGAGCTTGGACGATACGTTGAAATCAACGGTATCGGTTATCAGTTTGTCGATATCAAAAAGAATTATAACGGACTTGCTCCGTTTGACCTTGTGACACTTAATCCGTTGTTTACATTCTGCATCTACAGAAATTCAGCACTTCAAGAGAAGTTAGCCGGAGTAACATTCCGTAGAACAGAGAACGGGGATGTGTACTACACGGTATTCACTCCTGATACTCGCTACGAGATTAAGAATATGCAGACTGTCATAAATGGCACTGTGGATAAGAATGAATGGTCATTTATGGAAAGAAATGGCGAGAAGAATCCATTCAAGAAGATTCCGATTGTAGAATTCAATCGTTCTACAGACAGAACAGGATGCTTCGAGCGTCAGATTTCAGATATGAACGCATTGAACGTGGAAGTATCAGATTTTGCGAACAGCGTTGCACAGACAACTCAGGAAGTGTATTTCGGAGTTGGATTCGAATTACCTCATGGAGAAGATGGAAAAGTACAAGCTCCAGTTGGAGGACAGTGGATTCTTGCTAGGAATACCGGAAACGGTGGAACTCCAACGCTAAAGGCTATTTCCAGTACATTTGATTATCAGGGAGTACAAGAGAATATTGTAAGCAAGCGAAACACTATTTTACAGAAAGCATACGTTCCGATTCAGACCGATCCTGGTGGCGGTTCTACTGGTTCTGCAATGAATATGTCTTCCGGTTGGAGTGCTGCGGAAAACAGTGCTTGCAAGGAAGAACAGATTCTCAGGCGAGGTAAAGCCGAAATCGTTGAACTTGAGATGATCGCCATTAAGAGTACAAATGATATTCCATTCGATAGTCCACTTCGTTCACTGGAATTTTCAGATATCAAACCGAAATTTATCCGTAACAAGACATATGACCTTGCTACAAAGGTAAATTCAATGGTGGCAATGATTAAAGCGGGTGTAAATGGCCGTGTGGCTATGGAACAGGTTGATTTGTTCCCGGATGTAGCTCAGGCATGGGCTGATAGTAAGAAAACGATTGAAGAATATCAAAAATCGTTGATTCATAAAAGTGAACCACAGACAGGAGAGAAGAAAGTTCTGCCTGATTTGTCAGATCAGACAGAAAACTCTCCGATTCTTGATGGAATGAAGACAGGTGATAATGATGTTCACGAATCTTAGTTTTGATGAATTGAACGCGCTTGTCACGAATGAGCGCAGTTTACCATACGAAACGTATTTCGGTGAAATGACACTTTCGGAAGAAGAGAAAGCCGAAAGAATAAAGATGGCTGAGGACTTGGAAGAAGTCTTTATCACTACAATGATTTGGCTGTTCACACTTGAGCAAGCCAATAATACCAACTATGAGCCTGTCAGACAGCGTATGGAAGATGATTACATGGAAGTGCTTAGAAAGTACGTTGAAGTCGATAATTACCTTAAAACGTACGTTAAGAGCTTTACATACGATGTTATGGACAGCACGAAAAAGCATAAGAATGATCCTTATTACTATTCACTGGATAGAGCAAGGTTCATGGCTGAAAACGAAGTAAATACGGCAATAAACCACGCTAGGTATATAGAAGCTGTAAAGTCTAGAAAGACAATGAAGCGGTGGGAATCAATCATTGATGAGGTCACTAGAAAAGACCACATCGAGATAAATGGAAAGTATATTCCGATTGGACAGGCTTTCCATGTTGGTGATTCATGGATGTTATTTCCAAAGGACACATCCTTAGGAGCATCTGCAAATCAGATTGTGAATTGCCGTTGCGCAGTAATATATTTTTAGAAATTACAGTCATTAAAAATGTGGCTGTTTTTCATACATGGCACAGAGAAGTGCCTTATCAAACGCGAAAGACAGAGAAGTCTATAATCGCGAAACATAACTATGAGAGAGAACTCTAAACGCGAAAGAAAGGAACATGATAATTATGGAAGAAAACAAAAACCTTGAAGGACAGGGACAGCAGAATCAGGATCCGGATAACACACCGGAAGAGAAAGAACCTACTGTAGAAGAGCTGATGGCGCAGTTAGCACAGGAAAGAGCCAACAGTGCAAAGCTGCAGAATGACTACAATAAGGCATCCTCAGAAGCCGCCAACTACAGAAAGCAGTTAAAAGCTAAACAGACAGCAGAAGAGCAGGAAGAAGAGGCAAAACGCGAGGCAGAAGAAGAGCATAAAAAATATGTCCAGGGATTGGAAAACACAATCAAAATGACAAATGCTACAAATCGCTATCTTGCGCTTGGAATGTCAGGAGACATGGCTAAGGATACTGCACAGGCAGAGCTTGACGGTGATATGGTTAAAGTCACTGAGAACATGAGTAAATTCAAAGATGCTTCAATTAAAGAGGCTGAGACAGAATGGCTTAAGAGTAGACCGCCAGTAAATGCTGGACAGGGCGAAGATGAAGAGACTGATTTATTCCTGAAAGGATTCAACGGTTAATCTTCCTAGTATATACCGGGCACATAAAGATGTGTTCGCTGATTTCAAAAAGTTAGAAAAGGAGAATTGAAATGGCTGTTAATTACGCTGAGAAGTATTCACAGATCGTGGATGAAAGATTTAAGATTGGTGCGCTTACATCTGCACTTGTAAACTACGCATACGATTGGGTTGGAGTTTCCACAGTAAAGGTATTTTCTGTACCGACTGCTACAATGGGGGATTACAAGACAGATGGTGCCAACAGATACGGAACACCGGCAGAGCTTGAGAATGAAGTTCAGGAGATGATTCTTTCCAAAGACAGAGCCTTCACATTTACAATCGACAAGAAGAGTGAAGATGACACAATGGGAACAATGGCTGCGGCAGCTGCGCTGAGACGTCAGATTGACGAGGTTATTATCCCTGAGATTGATACATACCGTATCGCTAAACTGGTTGCCGAAGCTGACGTTTCACACGTTGTAAAAGACGTTGCTGTAACAAAAGCAAATGCTTATGAGAAATTCCTTGCTGTACAGGAGATTCTTGACAATGCAAAAGTCCCTACAGGTGGAAGAGTTTGTATCGTAACTCCGGGTTACTACAATATGCTGAAACTTGACGAGGCATTTACAAAGAAAGGTGATATGGCTACACAGCTTGCTATCACAGGACTTGTAGGTGAGGTTGACGGAGTTCTTATCATTAAGGCACCGGCTTCTTACTTCCCGGAGAAAACAAACTTTGTAATCACTAATCCAGTGGTTATGCCGTCTCCAATTAAACTTGCTGAGTATAAGATTCATGAGGACGCACCTGGTATCTCTGGTAGCCTTGTAGAAGGTCGTGTACGTTACGATGCTTTCGTCCTGAATCAGAAGAAAGATGCAATCGGTGTTTGCCAGAACCCAGCAGACTAAGGAGTGATCGAAATGTTTACATTCGAGAAAGATGGCGTGAGAATGCGTGTGGAGTCTGATATTCAGGCTTCCGCATTTCTTTCTTGCGGTTGGAAACCTGTTGAAGAAACTGTTAAAAAGGCACAGACACAGAGTCTAAGCCAAAAACCAGTGAGACAGACAAAGAAATAGGTGTTTGAAGATGGATAAGTTGATTGAAGAGATATATGAGGATTTAAAAACTGAATTGGGTATATCGGAAGAATCTGATTTATCCATTCTGAAAATAAAAGTAAAGAACGCATATAAAGAAGTATGCGTGATACGGAATTACCCGAAGTCATATACAGAAGAGTTTGTTGCTGGAGATATGGAACGTTTCTATTCCAATATCCGCGGTTTGGCTCTATACGACTACAATCAAATAGGAGTTGAGGGAGAATCTTCCCACAATGATAATACTGGAACTCGAACGTGGTTTTCCAGAAATACGTATCTTGAAGGAGTTGTTGCTATATGCACACTAATTTAAGAAAGGAACGGTGATCCGTAATCTCCCGTCTACTGGGTTAAGTAGAAAGAAGATTGTGCGTGACCATATTGCCGATGTTAGCAAAATGGTCGCAGGGATATATGTGCAATGATGGTGGAGGGATAGCACATTGAGAAACTTGAAAAAAAATTCTAAGAAATTATGGTATTCAAATTACAGCGGAAGGGTTCCAATTGTCGATGAATATGGAGACGAAACAGGAGATTACACTGGCGGTTACGCTTCTCCTGTTGCGTTTCTAGCGACTTTATCAGCAAGTAGAGGTAATGCTTATGCTGATATGTTTGGAACGAATTTAAGCTATACTAGGACGCTTGCAACAGTAGAGAAACTTCCTATTAAAGAAGAATCCTTAATATGGGTGAGTGAACCAGTAATGAAGGCAGACGGTACTGTAGATGAAGAGTCCGCAGACTATACTGTTGCTGGTATTGCAGATGGCTTAAATGGAATTGTTGTTGCTTTGAAAGCGAGGGCGAAAAATGCCTGAGTATAAAACTGATTTATCATTGAGTGGTTTCAAGAAATTGAAAGCAGAGATACGAAAGTACAAAAACTCACTGCAAGAAAAATGTGAGGAATTTGCATATAGGCTTGCGGAAGAGGGCGTTGCTGTTGCTCAACTAAAGATAGGTGAGAAAGATGCTATCTATACTGGGGAGTTAATGGAAAGCCTTGGAATTATGCCGGGAGATATTATTTACGATGGAGCTGTATTCAGTGTTTATACGAATTGTCCGTATGCTGCTTATGTAGAGTTTGGAACTGGCGTTATCGGAGAGAATTCTCCGCATCCTGATACTTCTATAGCTGGTTGGAAATATGATATAAATGACCACGGTGAAGCTGGGTGGATTTATTTCAAAGATGGCAAACGACATTGGACAAAAGGTATTCCATCAAGACCATTCATGTATGAAACAGCGCAGTATTTAAGAGATATGAGCGTTATAAGCCATATTGCGAAGGAGGTGTTTGGAAGTGATTGATGTGTCAAACAGAGTGCTGAGTAACATAAAAACTTATGTGAAAGATACTTGCAAGAATGTATCAAACTATTCCAGTAAAAGCCCTCCGTCATTTCCAGCAGTATCGGTTGTTCAGATTGACAATCAAGATGCTTGCATGGACTTGGAAAACAGTGAGAATGCTGTCGAGTCCGTAATTGAGATTCAGTGCTATTCAAACAAGAATATCACAGAAGCGAAGAATATCATAAATCAGTGTTGTGATGCTATGCGGAAGATGGGATACGCTCGAGCGTATGGTCCGAAGCCTATTGACAATGCGTCCGACACAAATATATACCGAATGGTTGCAAGGTTTAAACGCCTTGTTGCATCAGTAGATGATATAGCAAAATTTTAATTTCATACCGGATATCGAAAGAGATATTCGCTGACCGCATTAATTAGCGGTAGAAAGGAAGATAGAAATGGCTAATGTAAAAGCATTAAGTACAATTAACACAGTTCTCAAAGTCGGGGCAACTGGTGCTACAGTAGCAAGGGTCTGTGCGATCAAGAGTTATCCTGATCTTGGCGGTGATCCGGAGAAAATCACTGTAACAGACCTTGAAGATACAGATGAAGCCTCTGTACCAGGTGTACGTTCAGCAGATGATATGCAGTTTACAGCAAACTATACAAAAGAAGCTCATGCGGCTGTTCTTGCTGCTTGCGGAAAGCATCAGATTTTTCAGCTTGATTTCGGTGCTGACGGAGCTGATGGACAGTTCTCTTGGAGTGGAGAAATGTCTGTTAAAATCAATGGCGGTGAAGTAAACGGTGCTCGTGAGATGACACTGACAATCGTTCGTGATTCAGCTATAAAAGTAGGTGCGGCTGCGGACGAGTTTCCCTCTTTATAGTCCTTGGATAGGGCTGGATGATGATTTTATACTTGATTGTGAAGGGGAAGTAATTTTCCTTAAAAACTATTAGAGTCGCTTTAAGGCGGCTCTTTTTTGATTGAAAAATGGAGGAAGAACAATGGTCAAAGTAAAAATTAATGGAAAAAACTACAACGTAAAGGAAATGGCATTTGCTGAGTACACGAAGATGGAAGAGCAGGGCTTCTCAATTCTCGATGCTTTCAGAAAAAAGCAGATGACACTTATCGCTATGGGATTTGTTTGTGCGGTAGTTGGTTGTGATAGAGATGAAGCTGAGCGCTTAATCACTCAGCATGTACTCGGTGGTGGAAACATTATTGACATCACAAACGCATTTGCTGATGCCGTTGCAGAATCAGATTTTTTCCAGAAGATGCTCGGAATGACTCAGGACGAGCAGGAGACTCCGAAGGAAGCTACGAAGTCCAAGAAAGAAGTGGAAGAAGTAGCCGAAGAAGAGTAATTATTCCCACTAGCTATACGCAATTCATATATGAATATTGGTTGCCTATAGCCGCACAATGCGGAATTAGTTGTTCTGAATTTTGGAAGATGACTCCGAAAGAAATGAACGTTTACAAAAAGATTCAAGAGGATAGAGAGAGAAAAAAAGCCATCATGCAAGACATTTCAGCTTGGATGAATGGTTTGTATGTTCTTCAAGCAATTTCGTGTGTTGTATCGAAAGGCGCTAAATATCCTGAAGCTCATATGATTGTTGAAGATTTCAATGAGCATGAATTAACAGAGGAAGAAGTAGAAGAAATCGTTCATGAAAATACGCAGATTGCAGCAGCTAGTTTTGCGGCATGGGCAGAGGTTGCGAATAGCAGAGAACAGAGGTGAGAACAGTGGCCGAAATTGATAAGTTGGAAATAATCATTGAAGCAGAAGCGCAAAAAGCGAATCGTTCAATGGGGAAGCTTGAAAAAAGAATAGATGATGTTACAGAAGCTCTTGAGCGTTGTATGCTCGTTGCACAAGGTGCTGTGTCTCTTAAAGGACTTAACATAGACAAGCTGTTCTCCGGAAAAGCAATGGAGAAATCCGCAAAGGACTTAGGAAAGAAACTTGCGGATGACCTGATTAAAAACTACAATCTCGGTCTTGCTGGAAAGAACGTTACTGGCGAAATCAAAAGCCTGACAAATAAGATTGCATCCGGCGTTGCCAATAATCCAAGTAAGGCTTACAAAAATCTTGCCGATGATATGGAAGCACTTGGGAATGTCGTTAAGCGGAACGGTAGAATTTCCAAGTCTACTTCCAGTGATTATCAGGAATTATACAACTGGATTAAAAAGAGTGGGAAAATCAAGATTACTCCTGAGACAGCTAGATCTTTAGGAGATGATTATAAAAACAGAACTCCTGTTATGAAACAGAAGTTTTCAACGAAAGACGGAATCGAGCTTGACTCTTACTATCAGGAAATGAGAGAGCAGTTTCCAGCTATTTTGAAAGAAGCATACAGTGTCGAAGATGAATTTTGCCAGTTGGATAGCGCGCTGAAAAAATTCTACGAGACTGCAAATTCTTTCTATACTCCTGAATGGATGGAAGATGACATTTGGGACACCATCATTGACGGAGTTGACGATATCAGAGTTGGTGTAAATGATGCGAAAACCGGAGTTACTGAATTCGGAAATGCATTAAAAAGTGCAGAAGAATCAGGTAAGTCTTTCTCTCAGATGCTTGGTGCCGGAATGGATACATCGGGTCTTGAGCGTGCAGAAGCTCTTGTTGGAAATATTACGAGAGGTAATCGCACAGAAGCGCAGAAGAAAACACGTTCTGATTTAAAATATCCGGTTCAACCATTTAAGGATATTAACAGGAAATTTAAAGACTCTAGGCTTGACACCGACTTTTCCAAAATGAATGTCAAGCAGCTCCAAGCTAGTATTAGCGCAAATGAAAGGCTTTATGCGAGAGTGCAACAGGCTATCAATAATATGATTGAGCTTGAAGGGACAGATGAATTAGGTGGTAAAGACTGGTATAAAAAGATTCAGCAAATAAATCAGTATGAGAATGCCATTGATGATGCTACAGAAGCATTAGGACGCTTAAATGCTAATTCGTTTTTATCCGGTGGAGTTGATTCGCAGAAATCCAATAGATCGACAAAAGCAATCGATGAATATGTGCGAAAAGCAAAGGAAGCTGTTGGCGAAATTCCAGCACCGTCTTTTGATACAGAGGAAGAATTAAGCAAATACATTGACGATCTCAATGATAAGTTTGAAGAGTTATACCAGGTTGCAAGAAAGGCTGAAAATGAAATAGATTTCGGCGATGCTATCCGAGAATTGGCTGAGCTTGAGAGTGAATTGGATTCTGCAAGAACGGATTTATCTCATTTCAACAATGGTCCGAGAAAGCGTAAAGTTTCAAATGAACCTATAGATGTTGGAAATGTATCCGATCTCTACAATATGACATTTGGTGATGGCGCATCCGAACTGGCAAAAGAACTTGAGCAATCCGGAGCTAGTGCGAATGAAGCTGCTACTAAATTAAACAACCTTAATACGCAGTTTGGCAACAAAGGAGTTGTCACGTATGAAGCAAGAATCAGGGAATTAAAGAAAACGCTTTCTGATCTGTCTTCTCAAGGATTGTCAGAAGGAGACCCTGAATTTGACAATACGCTTCGCAAGATTATGTTGCTTGAGGAATATTCCAGGCGATATAAGAAAGAAATGAAAGAATCTGTAAAAGCAGAAGTGAATTCAGAAGAAATCGACCAGTCAGCGGAAGCTCTTAGGAGAGCTACTGCGCAAGGCGGTAAGTTCAAACGTATGCTAAAAGGACTCGGCAGTTTCGGCTCTAAGATTAACAATATTTCAAAAGGCTTTAAAAATGTAGGAAAAACAATACAAAACGCAAGAGATATTGCTAATAAAGCTGTCCATCCTTTCAAAACATTAAAAGAATTGATGGGATTTGAAAACAAAAAGAAGAATAATGGAATGCCATTCGGAAGAATGATAGGTTCTTCAATTATGTTTTCTACTATTTTCGGTCTGATTAGTCAGATCAAGCAAGCGATTAAAGAGGGGTCAGACAACCTAGTCCAGTACAGTAGCTCATACAATAATAGCATTTCTTCAATGGTATCTTCCTTACTGTATTTGAAAAATGCTTGGGCTGTTGCGTTTGCTCCAATCGTAAATGTCGTTGCTCCGTACATATCATCATTTATCGACATGGTATCCAGTGCCTTGAACGCTGTCGGACACTTTTTGGCAGCTCTCACAGGAAAGGGATATGTAGTACAAGCTAAGAAGGCTTGGAAAGACTACGCGTCTGGATTGGACACAACTAAGAAATTGGCTAACGGTGCTGAAAAAGCTCTTAAAGATTTGCAGAACTATACATTAGGAATCGATGAATTGAATGTTATCCAGCCGAATGATAACGGTAGCTCGTCTGGAAATAGTGGTTCTGGTAGTGGAGCAAGCAGTCCTTCTCCCTCAGATATGTTTGAGACGATTGAAGTTTCTAATTCAATGAATCAGCTTGCAGATAAATTCAAGGAAGCTATTAAGAATTCTGATTTCACTGAAATTGGAAAAATGGTTGGTGATAAGCTCAATGCAGCAATGGAGAGTATTCCGTGGGATGAAATTTATCACAAAGCTGATAATTTTGGAAAAGACCTTGCCACATTTCTTAACGGATTGATTTCGCCTGAGCTGTTCTACAATATTGGGGCAACAATTGCAAGTTCAATTAATACCGCACTTCATTCACTTAATTCGTTCGCGGCGAACTTTGACTGGTCTAACTTTGGTGCTTCATTGGCAAGCAGTATTACTGGGTTCTTTGAAACTTGGGATGCAAAATTAACTGGTGAAACTTTAAGCAATTTTGCAACAGGAATTCTCGAATCGTTAAAGAGTGCGATAGATACACTGAATGGAGATAAAACATTTGAAAAAATCGGACAAAAACTGGTTGACTTTATATACGGAATTGACTGGAAGAAATTAACATGGGATTTGCTCGGCTTTTTTAAATCATTAACAAATGCGTTAGTAGATTTCCCTAAAGACTTTGCAAAAGGAGTTGCGCAGGAAATACTCAATAAGATTTTTGGCGAAGACAAAGTAGAACTCCCTAAAGTCAAGTGGTTTGATGATTTAACGTCATGGATTTCAAAGATGTCAATCAGACAAATTCCTCTGTTTGATGTTATTTTTAATCTGATCGATTTCAAAGAAAACATAGAGGCTATAGTTACTTTTGTTTCCGATATGAAAACTAATATCGAAAAGGCATTGGCGCCACTGGCCGACTTCTTTTCATCAATATTTAGCCTTGCTAGAGAAAACACGCAATCACCCTTTGCTGGAATTGGAGATTGGTTTGGAGAAAGAAAGAAAGACATACAGAATGGATTGAGTGGGATTGATGAATGGATTGGCTCTAAGTTCTCGACAGGAAGAAAGAACACAGACGATTCTTTTAAGGATGTCGGAACTTGGTTTGGAAAAAGGAAATCTGATGTTCAGACTAATATGGATAGCATTAGTACATGGTTTAAGACGAAATACCAAGGAGCTCGTTCCAATGTAAATTCAGCATTCTCAGCTATAGGTTCGTGGTTTGGCTTAAGACGCAAAGAAATTGAAGCAAATATGAGTTCTATTGCTTCATGGTTCGGAGATGTATTCAGAAGAGCCTATAATGGAATCACTGCAATATTTGATAATATTGGTTCTTACTTCGAGAAAGTTGGTGGATGGATTTCTACTCCGATCAAAAATGCTTTGAATGGAGTTAGAAAAGCTGTCAACTGGATTTACGGTAAGCTTGGCGGTAAAGGCGACTTAATCGAAGCTTTTGCTACTGGTACTGGCGGTAACGGAGTTACTAAAGATACTATCGGAATGGTAAACGATCAAGCAGGCGGAACATATAGAGAGCTTGTACAGTTCCCTAATGGTAGAACAATCATCCCTACTGGAAGAAATGTTGTATTGCCAATGCCTAAAGGTACGAAAGTCCTTCCGGCTGGTAAAACAAAAGAGCTTATGCAGGCTCGCAACATACCGCATTTTAAAAACGGTATTGGAGATTTCTTCGGTGGTGCATGGGCTAAATTTAAAGATTTCACTGGAAATGTATTTTCATATATTACTAATCCGGGGAAATTAGTTCAGCTTGCGATCGATCATTTTACGAATTTGAGTGGTGCTATTGAGCCTGGATTGTCTATGGCAAAAGGAGCTGTTAATACAGTTTTTGATTTGGCTGTAGATAAGGTGAAAGGGCTTTTTACTGAATTTGGACAAAGCAACGTGTCTTACAATGCTTCAAAAGGTGTTCAGCAGTGGGCTGACCTTGCTGAAAAAGCTCTGAGATTGACAAACCAGTACAGCGTTTCAAATCTGAATGCATTGCTTATGCAGATGCAACATGAATCTGGCGGCAATCCGAATGCTATCAACTTATGGGATAGCAATGCCAAGAAAGGTATTCCGTCAAAAGGACTTATGCAGGTCATTGACCCTACGTTCCGCAGTTACGCAATGTCTCCGTATGATTCAAACATCTATGACCCATTGTCAAACATGGTTGCTGCCATCAGATATACCGTTTCTCGTTATGGAAGTCTGTATAGAGGTTGGACAGCAAGAGGATATAAGGGTTATAAGAATGGCGGTATGCCAGTAAACGGGGAAGTATACATTGCAAATGAAAACGGATTTGGGTCTGAATACATTGGCCGTATGGGAAGTAATCACGTGGTTGCGAATAACCAGCAGATAGTTCAGTCCGTAAGTTCCGGAGTTGAAAGAGCGAATGATGAGACAAATGCGTTGTTAAGACAAATCATTAATTATCAAGAGAGACTTCTCAAGAAGGATTCGTCTGTAAGGATTGATAGCAAGAAGGTGAATCGACAGCTTTCACGAGGAAGTAGAAATTCAGGGTATAGTTTTAGTACCGTATAGGAGATGTTTTTATGGCGGCTAGACATATAAGTAATTTTATACAAGTAAATGGCAAGAGCTTTCCGGCTCCGAAGCGGTATCCGAACTTTGTAGTTACTACTGCCGTGAATGGAGCTAGAAATGCTTTAAACAAATTTGTTGGACAAAAAATAAGCAGAGACAACTATAAAATTGATTCATTAGAGTGGCCGTACTTAGATGCGGCCACTTGGTCTGCCATGTTGCAAGAATTTAAAAATTTTCTTGTAACAGTAAGATTTTGGGACATGGTTGAAAATGATTGGATAACTCTTACCATGTACCCAGGAGACAGAACGGCTGATGTTTTCAAGATTGATTCATTCGGTCGCCCTCTTGCTTATATAAACTGTAAAGTCAATATCATTGATGCGGGGTGGTAAGATGTACGAAGTATCAGATGCATATAGAGAATCAATGAAAAATCCGCTGAGAAATGCTTCTTACATGAAGGTAACACTCGGCGTTATAAATGATACAGCACAGAGTCAGGCATTGCTGAGTAATCAAAGTCAGTATGCCGGATTTTCTGATTTTGATGGAGTGTTTGAACAGAAAGAAGTTCAAAGCCAGTATGCAACATACGAGAATAATTTTTGGCTGCTAGATGGATCCATGAGATTTCTGCCAGATGCAGCATCTCAGTATGAACCTGTTGGAATCGTATCGAAGAATCTGTTCTCAAGCAGTTTCTCAGTGAAAATGACATTTCAAGAGAGTGTTGATATTGCCGGATTAACTATAAAGTTTGCCGGGAATTATCCTAGTGAATTCAGCATAATCACATCTGACGGAACCTCAAAGAGCTATTCAAACAGCAGTTTGAACTTTGCGACAGATGATAGATTTGATAACACAACTTCTCTTGAGATAAAAGTCGCTGCAATGTCAGCTACAAACAATCGTGTACGTATTGAGAGCATTTTATTTGGCAATGCGATAGTTTTTACAGATAATGACATAATCAACGCAGAATCGACTTCTACGATGTCGCAGATCAATGAGGACTTGCCGGAGATTAACTTCACGCTTACTCTTGATAATAACGATAAGAAATTCGATTACGACAATAAGGAATCAATTATCAATTATCTAAGGACAGGACAAGATGTAGTTGTTCAGATGGGATATGACCTTGATGATGGAACAACAGAGTGGATTTTGTTGCATACATTAAAGCTGAGTGAGTGGTCAGCCAGTGACGATGAAGCGAGCATTAAAGCCGTAGACGTTCTTCAACAGTTCGGTGATGGTGACTATTACCGTGGAGACTGGCACGCAAAAGGAATTACACTGTATGCTTTGGCAAATTATGTAATTGCTGATGCAATCGGTACTTATTCGATTCCTCAAGACAAGTTCTTTATTGACAAATACTTAAAGTCCGTAGAGGTCAGAAACCCTATTCCATTAGTGTCACACAAAGAAGCTTTGCAAATTATTGCGAATGCCGGAAGATGCGTTTTGACTGTGGATAGATATGGAAAAATCTGTATTAAGTCAGCATTTGACCCGGATGCAGAGACAACTTCTACTGAGACAACTTATTTTTCAGATGTATCAAATGTAAACGTTGATACTGCAAAGAGAAGGTACGCAACTTATGAAAATCTTAGATGGACATTAAAAGACAGACCACCTTTCTTACCAAGAAGTGGAGTAAGAGATGATGTTGGATTTGTAAGCAAAGATTTATATGAAAGTCCTAAAGGATTCGACACAAATCCTAAGATAATTAAAAGATTCGAAGTTCCAAGAAAGAGTAATGGATTAAAAATTAAGGTTTATTACAATTTCCCTGATAACATGAGCGTAAAAACTTTTCTGAATGATAAACCTGTAGAAACAATTGGTTTTTCAGACGGAAAGCTTACATACGATGGCAAAATAAATATTTGGACTACTACGCATCGATTCAGTGTATTTGACAAAATGGTGTTTGAGGTTGAAAAAATCAATACAAACAATGCGCGACTTGTGGTTGATTATATTGAGCTTGGTGAAAATATCGATTACACAATCGAAAGAGATGATATGTATTCCAGTCCGACTATGAGCAAGCCGGAGAATATCAAGCGGTTAAAGAATATAAGAACTGTCTATTCAAAATCCGATACGCTTGAAGAAGTAGTAAGCGAAGAGGTTGAGTGGACGAATGAAACTTTGCTATATACGTTTGACGAACCACATCATTCTTATACAGCTTCTCTTGAGAATCAGGCAAATGGTCAAAGCGTTGAGATTTCGGACAGTGGAGCATACTTTGTTGAACTTAAACTTAGCGGAAATGACATGGGCAAGAAGGTTCAAGTCATCGTTAACGGTAAAAAATTCAATCAGTCAAACGCTTATTCCGTTGCGGAAATCAGCAATTACGGCGTTGAAAAAGATTGGAGCAATCCGCTGATATCAGACAAACAGTTGTGCGATAAAGTTTGCAAATGGGTAGCTAATTATTACAATCCAGGCATTGATTACTCTATTGATTACCGTGGAGAACCGGCACTTGATGCAGGAGACACAATCTATCAAGAAAACCGTGACGGAGAAATGGTCAAGACAGTAGCGGAAAGCGTGTCGCTGACCTATGACGGAACTGTAAGTGGAGCGCTTGAGACAAGGAGGTAATAGCATGGCATCATTTTCCGCACCTAGAACTGATTGGAATGCGAATTCCTTTTTCAGTTATGGAGCATATAACAGAATTAAGAACAATATTCAATATCTGATTGACTTGTCTTTTGAGTTGTTTCCTGAATACGAATATGAGGATATGGGTAACGATAAGACATATTCCGATTTTCCGTATGCAGATGAATTCAATCTGATTGAATTGAACTTGAAGCTTTTACATGACAAGTCGTTCGGTTTTGTAAAATACACATTCTCAGATATGAAGAACTGGTATCCAAATCAGCAGACACCATCTTATGAGGATATGAATAGATATGAACAGATGACCGTTGATTATTACAACGGTCTGAACAGCATCAAGAAAAACAAAAATAAGCTCGGAGATATTAAGCTTGGAATGAAGTTATAGGAGGTATCATGATGGCATTAAGAACTGATTTCAAAGACAGTGTACCGAAAAACACAACTGAAAATAAGAAATACAAAATGACGAACAACAGCGACAACACGGTTTCGTTCACTGATGTTACTGTGTATTCTCAAGAGGGTAGTTCTTATGGAGCGAAGGAAATCAATGAAGAGAGGGAAGCAATTAACTCTGTTATAGTTCCGAAAACAAGGACTGTTGAAGGAAGCTATCTGACTTGTGATGTTGCGGAAGCGGGAGCTATTACATGGTTTAGAATTTCCAGCAATACGACATCGAAACTTACAAACGGAACTGAATATAAGCCATTTACAGTAACGCCAGCACCTCTGTTCGGAATATTCCGCAGGATCTACATCAATGATTCTCTCGGTTTTATTTTTAAAATTACAACTAGCGGACAAGTTAGCATCACTCCATTCGGCGGAGATATTCAAGCTGGAGTAGGAATTAACGTATCGGAAGTGTTTATTAAAAATGTTCAGTAATGTTGGATTTCGAGATTGGCATTACAGATTATAAAAGGCACAAGCGGAATTGCATAAATATCATAAATAATTACTGTACCATTATAAGTGTAATTATTTAATAGAAACACGAAAGAAAATCACTCAGAAAGGAGTAGCATCAATGGCGAAATGGAGTGAATACAAATTAAAAGAAACTCCGGCAAGTGAAGATGAACTTATGTCTTATGACATTGCCGGAAAAGCAAATAAGAGAACCACCATTGGCAAGGTGGCGAACAATACTGCGTTTAGCGGATTGAAAACAGCTAATAAGACACTGGTTGGCGGAATCAATGAGGTGAATGAAGAAAAGGCGAATGGCAAAGGAATCTCATTCTCAATCAACGAATCAGGTGGTCTCAGAGTAACTTATGACGATGGTAAATAGGAGGGTATGAACATGGCACAGGCATCTGTAGATATTGCTATGGAAAAAACATCACAGGAGATTCTTGAGATGTGTAAAATTATCCGCACAATGGTGACGGATGTAGAAAAATTCGACTGGAAAAATTTCTGGGCGAATATGGCAACAGGAGAGCTGTTCTCTACAAAATTTTATAATTACGAAAGCTCAACGAATCCAGCTGGAGAAAAGCTGAATGCTTCAAAAGGACTGGTTGCAGTTCCTTCCACAGACAAGGTGAAGAATCAGGATGATTTTGCTGGAAGAAATGCATTTAATTACATTGACTGCAATTTCACGATGAATGATTCCGGTGATAAGATTCCGGTTGCAATTAAAGGTGGTAACGGATTTTCCAATACAGGGAAAGTCGATGTAGGAATCATGACTCCGCCTACTTATTGGGGCAAGGAAGAATTTGACGGATATTACATCATTCATTTTTCTGATACGCCGCATCCGGAAGTGGGCTGTACCATTCCGACTCCGTGGACAAATGAAAGTCTTGGATACGGAATCGTCACAAAATACTATGCCGGTTTGATTGATGGAATCGCATACAGTTCTTCTGGAAATGCGATTTACAACTTTGTTTCTGCGCAGTCGACAATCGGCGAGCTAGAAAAGAAAGGTGCTGGGTATGTCGGTTCCGGTTCGGAGCGTACTGCATATCTCCTCTGTATGTTGTGGATTAAGTATGCGACAAAGAACAGTCAGAAATACTTTAGAGGTTGTGTTGATACTGGCGGTCATCAGTACAAAGTTGCTGAAACTGGCGAGAATGTAAATTACGTGGTAATCGCAACAGCTCAGGCGAATAACTTCTATGTCGGAGAAACCGTATCAATTGGTACTCCGGGAACTGACAATAATATTGATCGTGGACAGACAAATATGAATGCGATTGCGAAGAACGTGAGAATCACAGCTATCGAAGCTATTGCAGACACAGCAAACAGCAAGGTCTACGTTGAAAAGACTGGCATGACAATCACTGCGGATACTTACATTTCATCAATGCCACTTCACTCAGGTACAACAGATAAAGTGCTTGGATCTGATGGATACGTTTCTAATGACGGTAAGCATGCATTCAAGCTTGGCGGTATCGAGGAAGGTGTTGGAGCTTACTTTATTTCCATGAATGAGCTATGGAACAAAACCACAGCCAGTATGGTTGACTACTATGTACGTCCGAAAGGCGTGGCTTGGTCTGCGACAGCTTCTGGATGGAAAAAGGTTGCTACTGTGGATTTGATTGATTCCAACGACTGTTGGATTGGAGATATCGACATTGACCTTGAGACTGGCGTTGATTATTTAAAAACGGTCGGTACTGGTGATTCTGTTGGTGTTGGAGATATGATCTACAAAGGCGGTACCGGTACTGGTTACAGAGAAGCCTTAAAGCGTGGGGGCCTCAGGAATGGCGGGGGCGCTGGTTTCTGCTTCTCGTATCTCGGGTTCGGGGTCTCTGGGACGGCTTGGCACTTCGCCTTCTGCGTTTAAGTTCC